GAACAAGCTGCCCTATCACGGCTGCCCTGGTTACTGGGGATCCTTTTGGGATGAGACCTCACAGGTTGCAGCTGCGATCGATACGGCCTATCCAATCCTGATACGTCAGGTTGACCTAGCGAATCGTGGCATCAAGATTGTCTCGAATAGCCGGATCACGGTTGATCATCCAGGCGTTTATAGCTTCACGTTCTCAATTCAGTTCAGCAACAGCGATGTTCAGATTCATGACGTGAACGTCTGGCTGCGCAAGAACGACAGCGGCAGCAGTGGTGACGTGCCTGCCAGCGATAGCAAGTTCAGCATTATCGCCAGCCATGGCGGTATTGAAGGCAACGTGATCGGCACAGTCAACTTTGTGTTGACTCTCGCTGCCAATGACTACATCGAACTGATGTGGATGACAAGCAACGTGGCCGCGTACATCAACTCAGATCCAGCATCCGCCAGCCCTGCGCATCCCAGCATCCCGGGCATTATCTGCACTGTCGTCCAAGTCGCATCGGCTTAAGCCATGGCCACGAAACGCGAGACGATCCTGGCGGCAATCCGCACAGCACTAACCAACACTACCGGCGTCAGCACGCGGATCTATCGCAGCCGAGTCGAGCCGCTAGCCAGAGGCGAACTGCCGGCGATCGTGGTCGAGCCGGTCAGTGACAATGCTGAACAGAACACCAGTCTGCCGACCCTTGACTGGACGTTGACCGTTCGCATCTCAGTCGTGGTCCGCGGCAATGTGCCCGATCAGGTTGCTGATCCGATCGTGCAGGACATGCACTCAAAGGTCATGGCTGATCTGACGCTGGGCGGCCACGCCTACGACGTGCAGCCAGTTTCGGTGTCATTTGATCTGGCCGAAGCGGATCAGCCTAGTGGTGTGATCAGTTGCGATTACGCTGTCAGGTATCGGACCAGAGTGACCGATCTATCCCTTAGCCCGTAGCAGCTACGATGATGGACGAACACAAAGGCCAGGGCGGCAGCTATCTGGTCGATCCCAAAACCGGCAAGCGAAAGCTCGTCGAGCGGACCCAGCCGGCCCCTCACCCAACCTTCGAGGTAGCCCCCAATGGCATCAGTTCTGACTCGTCGGCGCCTGATCCTGGCGAAGATTGAAAGCACATACGGCACGGATTCAACACCGACCGGCAGCAGCAACGCGATCTTGGTGCGCAACCTTGAGATCCAGCCGCTAGTTGCTGAGACCGTGAACCGCGATCTGGTGCGGCCATACATGGGCCAAGCCGATCAGCTGCTGGCGCAGACCCGCGTTGAAGTCAGCTTTGAGGTTGAGCTGGCTGGTTCTGGCACTGCTGGCACCGCCCCGGCCTATGGCCCGGTGTTGCGCAGCTGCGGCCTGAGCGAGACGCTGGTCACCAGCACCAGCGCCACCTATGCGCCCGAGAGCAGCGGTTTTGAGAGCTGCACGATCTACTACCACGAAGACGGCATTCGCCACAAGGTGACCGGCTGCCGCGGCACCTTTGAGATCAATGGTGAAGTCGGCCAGATCCCTGTGATCAGCTTCACGATGACCGGCATCTACAACGCCCCGACAGACGAGACACTGCCGACGCCGACCTACGCCAACCAAGCCACCCCGCTCATCTTTAAGCAGGGCAACACCACCAACTTCTCGGCGTTCTCCTACAGCGGTTGCCTGCAGTCCTACAACTTCAACATCGCCAATGACGTGATCTACCGCGAGCTGGTCGGTTGCACCAAAGAGATCATGATCACCAACCGTGCCCCCAGCGGCACGATCGTGATCGAAGCGCCGACCATCACGGCCAAGGACTTCTTTACGATCGCAACTGGCAGCAGCACCGGCAGCATCACCTTCCAGCACGGCACCACTGGCGGGAACATCTGCACAGTGACCACCGCTCAGTCGGACCTGGGCAACCTGACCTACAGCGATCAGGACGGCGTCCAGATGCTCAACATGCCATTCATTGCAGTTCCGACCAGTTCCGGCAATGATGAGCTGTCAATCGTCTACACCTGATCCGCGTGGCGTTCGTTCTTAAGCAGTCTGATTCCTACACCTGGCCGGTCACCTTCGACATCCCAGTCGATGGCGGCCGGCATGAACGGCAGACCTTCGACGGTGAGTTCAAGCGGCTGCCGCAGAGCAAAGTCGGCTCAATGGTGGCCGAGTTGGCCCGTCTTGATGAGACGGGCGACATCGATCGCATCAGCGAATTGGCTGGCGAAGTGCTAATCGGTTGGTCAGGCGTGACTGACGACAGCGGCAAAGAGATCCCATTCAGCCAAAGCGCACTTCAGCAATTGCTTGAAGTGCCGATGCTTGGTGTCGCAACGCTCAAGGCATACATGGACAGCATCAAGGGGGCCAAACGAAAAAACTAATAGGCGCCGCTGAGCATTGGGCTCGCGGCGGTGTCGTGGACGATTCCCAAGCAGACGCTGCAGCCTTTGGCATTGCATTGGCGCCGCAGTCTGTGGAGGCATTTGAGGTATGGGAAGACAACTGGCCAGCCTTGGAGATGTTCCTGCGGCTACAGACGCAATGGCGTTCGACCATGAACGGAGTCATTGGGCTGGACTATTCAGCCGCTCGATGGCTGTTTAGACTGTATGAGGTGCAGGACCAGCGCGCCCTGCTGGAAGACCTGCAAACCATGGAGGTTGCTGCCATGCAAGCCATCAACAAACAAGGGGGCTGATCATGGCAATGAACCTTGATGCTGCGCTGAAGATCAAGGCGGACGTTCAAGGCGAGAACAACATCCGCCGGCTGGGCAACTCTATGCAGGGCCTGCAAGGGCAGGTGAAGAACGCTGCAATGGGATTCAGCAACCTTAAAGGTGCGGTTGCGGGGTTTGGCGCGGCAATCGCAGGAAGCGCGATTGTAGGCGGGCTAGCAGCAGTCGTGCGCCAATCGATCAACGCAGGCGATGAGCTGTTCAACCTGCAGGCCAAAACCGGCATTGCAGCCAATGCGCTGATAGGCATCGGCAACGCTGCCAAGCTGGCGGACGTTGACATGGCAACGCTGGGCAAAGGACTAAACAAGTTGAATGTCAACTTGGTTAAGGCAGCCGAGGGCAACGAAGACCTGGCGCGCAAGTTTCAGGCGCTGGGCGTGAACGTCAAGGACGCCAACGGGCAGGTGGCGCCGGCCGATCAGGTGCTGCGGCAGATTGCAAATCGATTTGCGGACATGCCCGACGGCGCGCAGAAGGCAGCCGCAGCGGTGACCTTGTTTGGGAAATCTGGCGCGGATCTGATACCGCTGCTGAATGAAGGCGCTGCAGCGATGGAAGAGTTCACTTACAAGGTGGGCGAAGATTTTGCAGCGCGGTCTGATCTGTTCAATGACACGATCACCGAGCTGGGAATCAAGACGCAGGGTTTCGGACTTGAGCTGACCGATGCACTGTTGCCAGCGCTGCAGTCGATCCTTGAGGTCTTTGGTGATCTGTTTGATACAAAGAACGATTTCAATGCGCTATTTGAGGTGATCAAAGGCGGGCTTCGTGTAATCGCTACCGTAATTTACGCCACAATCAAACTGGTGGATGTGTTCATTAAGAACGCTGTCGCCATGGTTGAAGTGGTGCGGAAAGCGTTTGCTGGTGATTTTGCGGGTGCCGCGGCGGCATATCAAAACCGTGTTGGTGATTTGCTGACGCAGGCGCGCAGCGACTTTGCGCAGATCCAAAAGATCTGGTCTGATTCGCCATCGCCTGGCACCGGTCGCCGTACTGGTGGCCGTGCGATGGAATTGGACACATCTGCCACAGATGCACGCGCTGCGGCTGCAGCACGCAAAGCGGCAGCCGAGGCACGCAGAGCCGCTAATGAGCAGGAGAGGTTGCTAGAGCGACGCGCAAGTCTGACCGAAAAAGTCAGAGACCTGCAGCAAGAACTACGGCAGTCCATCGAAGATACCAATCGCGAGATCAGCGGCATTGGTGCCAATCGACTTGAGCAGATTGATTTAGAGCGTCAGCAGTCCATTGCTGAAAACAACCGATTGATTGATAGCTTGACTTTGAAGGTGATCGAGCTATCACGAGAAGCACAAAAGCTTGGAGGAGACTTGGACATCAAGCCGTTTAAAGATTTAATCAACGATCTATCAGCTGCCAATGCAGCATTGGCTGACAAAACCTTTCAGGAGGAATCGCTTAACTATTGGCAAAGCCAGGCCGATGCGATCTCAAAAGCAACCGAGGCCTCATGGGAGTTTGCTCGGGCGCAGCAATACAACGCGGACATCATGGGCGGCCTGCGTGATGGCCTTCTTGCTTATGTTGAGCAAGTTGGAACCATGCGCGAAGCGATGTCATCGCTTGCTGTTCAAGGGTTCAAAGGTGTTGAGGATTCACTGGTCTCCTTGGTCACCACTGGCAAAGCAAACTTCTTGGAGTTTGCCCGTAGCTTTTTGGAGGCTACTGCTCGCATGATTATCCAACAGCTTTTATTGCGAACCATCATGCAATCGATCGGCGGATTTGGCGGCGGCGGTGGCTTGCAAAACATGACTCAGTTCAACGTCATGGGGACCAGTTTCAATCCACTGGCCTTCTTGGGTGGAGCCTTGTTTGCCAACGGCGGCATGTTTGCCCAGAACGGGATTCAGAAGTTTGCCCGCGGTGGCATCGTTGACAAACCGACCTTGTTCCCGTTTGCCAATGGCACGGGCCTGATGGGTGAGGCTGGCCCGGAGGCGATCCTGCCGTTGCGCCGTGGTCGCGATGGCAGGCTCGGCGTTGAAGCGGGCGGCAGCGCTGGCGGCATCAACGTCACCGTGAACGTGGACGCAACAGGCACCAAGGCTCAGGGCGATGACGGCCGCGCTGGACAGTTTGCCCGTGTCATCAGTGAAGCCGTCAAGAATGAGATCGTCACCCAGAAGCGCCCCGGAGGACTGCTCGCATAATGGCCACCTTCACCTATACGCCCAGCTTCGAGGCGACCGAGATCAGCAAGCCGCGCGTCGTCACCTTCCAAGCTGGCGACGGCTATCAGCAGCGCGTCGGGTTTGGCCTGCATCGCGATGGCAAGGAGTGGCAGCTGCAGTTCCTGAACCGCACCGACACCGAGCGCGACAATATCCTGGCGTTCCTTGAGGCGCGTGCTGCTGTCGAGTCGTTCGACTGGACGCCACCACGCGGCACCGCTGGGAAATACATCTGCAAGGAGTGGCAGGCCACGCTGCGGTCCTGCAACTTCAACAACATCAGCGCCACCTTCGTCGAAGTCTTCGAGCCGTAAGCCATGGCTATCCCAGTCTCAGAGCTGCAGAAGATCGCGCCCAGCTCGGTGATCGAGCTGTTCGAGCTGCAGCTGATCGCCGCGCTGCATGGCAGCAGCACGGTCTATCGGTTCCATGCCGGCAGCAACATGGACGCCAACGGCGAACTGGTCTGGGATGGCAACGCATACCAACGGCTGCCGCTTGAGATGGATGGGTTCGAGTACACCGGGAACGGTCAGCTGCCGCGGCCGAAGGTGAAGGTCAGCAACGTGCTCGGCACGATGAGCACCATCCTCGCGACCGTGAACGCGGTCACGCCCAACAACGACCTAGCCGGCGCGAAGCTGACCCGGATCCGCACTATGGCGCGGTACATCGACGGCGCCAATTTCCCCGGCGGCACCAATCCCTACGGCACGCCAGACCCGACCGCGGAGTTTCCACGCGAGATCTATTACCTAAGCCGCAAGTCAGCCGAGAACCGGCAACTGGTCGAATGGGAATGTGCTGCAGCGTTTGACCTGGCAGGCGTGCGCGCGCCGAAGCGACAATGCATCAGCAGCATCTGTCAATGGGTCTATCGCTCCACTGAATGCGGATACACCGGCAGCAACTACTGGAACGCCAGCGATCAACCGGTTGGCACCCTTGCTTTGGATGTTTGCGGCAAACGACTGAACAGTTGCAAACTGAGGTTTGGATCGACCGGATCGCTGCCGTTCGGATCCTTCCCTGGCATCGGAGCATTCACCTCATGAGCTGGCGTCACGCGGCAATGGATCACGCCAAAGGCGACGACCCGCGCGAGGCGTGCGGCTTGGTGGTGGTCGTCAAAGGCCGGCGGCGGTACTGGCCCTGCCGCAACCTGGCGACCGATTCAGAGCAGTTCATCCTTGACCCGACCGACTTCGTTGCGGCCGAAGATGCAGGCGAGATCGAGGCGATCTTCCACAGCCATCCGGTCACACCAGCCGAACCAAGCCAGGCGGATCTTTTAAGCATCGAGACCAGCGGACTGCCATGGCACATCTACAACCCGAAGACAGGCGCATGGTCAGAGACCGCACCGAGCGGCTACAAGGCACCGCTGATCGGTCGTGAATGGGTATGGGCCGTTGCCGACTGCTGGACGTTGGTGCGCGACTGGTATGGCGAGCATGGGATCAAGCTGCCGGATTGGCCGCGGCCGACCACACCAGCAGAGTTTGAGGCGGCGCCGCAGTTCGATCAGTTCTGGCGCGATGCAGGATTCCGTGAGCTGCTGCCAGAGGAGGATCTGCAGTTTGGCGATGGCCTGATCATGAGCATCGAAGGACAGGGCCTGAACCATGTCGGTGTCTACATTGGCGATCAGCTGGTGTTGCATCATCTGCGCGGCAGACTAAGCAGCCGTGATCTGTATGGCGGCTGGCTGCAAAAATGCACAGGCCGGCGGCTGCGGCACCAAGACGCCGATACACTGACTGCAGGCTGACGCTGGCCATGCTGCGCGAGATCCGACTTTATGGGCAGCTGGCCAAGTTCATCGGACGGCGGCGCTTCATGGCGGCAGTGGACACCGCAGCCGAAGCGGTCAGGTTCCTGATCGCCAACTTCCCTGGGCTTGAAGCTCACATCAGCCAACCTGGACGGCACTATCGCGTGAAGGTTGGCGACCACGCCATTGGTGGTGATGAGCTGCATGGCCCAGTTGGCAGCGAAGCGATCAGCATCATCCCCGTGATTGGCGGCGCTGGTGGTGGCGTTGGGCAGATCCTGGCCGGCATCGCGCTCGTAGCGCTGGCGATCTTCGTTCCGGGCCTTGGCTTGGGCTTAGCAGGATCGCTGGTCACCAAGGTTGGCCTATTGGGTGGCGCGCTGATCCTTGGCGGCGTCAGTCAGCTGCTGACGCCAACGCCAACGATTGCGCAATCGAGTACCAACAGCGGCACACTTGAGACTGAGCTGGATCCCCAGAAGTCCTACAGCTTCAGCGGTGTGCAGAACACCAGCCGCCAGGGCGTGCCGGTGCCGACCATCTATGGCGAGACGATCTGCGGTTCGGTCGTGATCTCGGCCGGCATTGACACCGTGCAGGTGGCGGCATGACGGACATCATCCGCGGCGCTGGTGGTGGCGGCGGCCAGCAGCAAACCGTCGTTCAACAGGTAGCAGCACCAGCTCGGACCCCGGTTCGTGATGCCGACAGCTTGGCATCAAAGCAGTTCGGCACCTTTGTCGATCTGCTCAGCGAAGGCGAGATCGAAGGGTTTCCATCAGCTCGGGCCTATACCCGCGGTGACGCCAACTACAACCGCGCGTTGCTGAAAGACATCTTTCTAAACGGCACGCAGATCCTGCGACAAGGTGCAGATGCAACCGCGCCACAGGCTGCCGATTACAACTTCCAGAACATCACCGTCGAGACGCGCTACGGCACGCAGGCCCAGACCTACATCCCTGGATTCTCAGATGTAGAAGATGAGACCAGCGTCAACACAATCGTTCAGCAGGCATCACCGCTGACGCGCACGATCACTGACAGCAACGTGAACGCTGTTCGAGTGACGATCACCGTGCCGCGGCTTGAGCGGTTCACAGATGAGGGTGATGTCTACGGCACCAGCGTGAATCTGCAGATCCAAGTGCAGTACAACGGCGGCGGTTACACCACCGTGATCGATGACACGATCAGCGGCCGCACAGCTGACCAGTATCAGCGCGATTACAAGATCGCGATCAGCGGCGCCTTCCCGGTTGATGTGCGCGTGGTGCGCGTCACGGCAGACAGCAGCAGCAGCCAACTGCTGAACGATCTGTATTGGTCGAGCTACACCGAGATCATTGAGCAGAAGCTCCGCTATCCCAACAGCGCGATCGTGGCATTGCGATTGGATGCTGAGCAGTTCAGCAGTGTCCCGAACCGCACCTATCGGATCCGTGGGATCAAGGTACGGATCCCGAGCAATGGCACGGTCAACGCGACCACCGGCGCGATCAGTTACGCAGGCGTCTGGGATGGCACGTTTGCCGCAGCAACCTGGACGAGTGACCCGGCTTGGATCCTGTACGACCTGCTCACGTCCACACGCTACGGCTTCGGTGATCACATCACCGCCAGCCAGCTGGACAAGTTCGCCTTCTATTCCGCGTCGCAATACTGCGGCGCGCTGGTGTCGGATGGCTTCGGTGGCACCGAGCCACGCTTCAGCTGCAATGCCCTGATCCAGAACCAAGAAGAGGCGTACAAGCTGATCAACGATCTGTGCAGCGTCATGCGTGTGATGCCGTACTGGTCCACCGGTGCGCTGACGATCAGCCAGGACAAGCCGACTGACGCCAGCTACCTGTTCACGTTGGCCAACGTGAGCGAGGAAGGATTCAAGTACACCGGCTCAGACCTGAAGACCCGGCACACGGTCGCTGTGGTCAGCTACCTGGACATGACAACCCAGGATCTGGCCTACGAGGTGGTCGAGGATACGACCGCGATCGCGAAGTATGGCGTCGTCACGACAAACTTGAAGGCGTTCGCCTGCACTAGCCGCGGCCAAGCTGCCCGCTTGGGTGAGTGGCTGCTGTACTCCGAAGGCTATGAGACGGAGGTTGTCGAGTTCAAGGCATCAATCGATGCCGGTGTGCTGGTGCGTCCAGGCGCTGTGATCGCCATTGCTGATCCGGTCAAGTCTGGCCTGCGCCGCGGTGGTCGTATCGCTGCAGCAACTACGACCACCATCACGGTGGATGACACAGCTGAAACCAGCCTGCCAACAACCGGCACGCCGACGATCTCGGTGGTGATGCCTGACGGCACGGTCGAGACCAAAGCGATTAGCAGCATCGCCGGTGCTGTGATCACTGTTTCATCTGCATTCAGCGTTGCGCCGAATGTCAACAGCATCTGGGTGATCGACAACTCAACCGTCAGCACCACGCTCTGGCGCGTGCTCAGTGTCACCGAAACCGATCAGGCGCAATACGAGATCACTGCGCTGACCTATGACCCCAGCAAGTACAACTACGTCGAGCGGGGCGCAGCGCTGCAACCGCGAGCCATTACGCAGCTGAACCAGCCGCCGATCGCGCCAAACGGGCTGTCAGCCAGCGAAGCGTTCTATGAATCACAAGGACAAGCAAAGGTCAAGATCATCGTCAGCTGGGCCAGCGTGCCAGGCGTTAGCCAGTACCGCGTGCAGTACCGGCAAAGCGAAGGCAACTGGACCAGCGTGGTCGTTCCGCGAACCGACTACGAGATCCTCGATTCGGTCGCTGATACCTACACGATCAACGTCTACAGCTTGAATGGCGCCAACACGCCTAGCACCCAGCCTGCGGTGCTCACCTTTGCAGCGGTCGGCAAAACGGCACTCCCTGGCAATGTGCAGGATCTGACCTTTGAGGCGATCAACGCCAACTCTGGGCGGCTGCGGTGGGCAGCAACGACCGACTTGGACGTGAAGGTTGGCGGCCGCGTTCACATCCGGCACACCAACCTGACGGATGGGACCGGCACCTGGGGCAATAGCGTCGATCTGGTTGAAGCGAAGTCAGGCAGCGCAACCGAGGCAATCATCCCGTTGGTTGAAGGCGAGATCCTGGTCAAGTTTGAGGATGACGGCGGCCGGCAGTCTGCAGCAGAGGCAAGCGTCATCATTGACTTCCCTGATGCGCTCGGACAGCTGCTGGTGCAGTCAAGGCGCGAGGATGCCGATACTCCGCCATTCCAAGGCAGCAAGACCAGCTGCTTCTACAGCGATGAATACGACGCACTCACGCTCGAAGCAACTGGATTGTTCGATGCCGTAGCAGATCTGGATCTGCTGCCGGTGATGGACTTCATTGGTGATGTGGCCACCAGTGGGACCTACAACTTCGCCAACACGCTCGACCTAGGGGCGGCCTACAGCTTGGATCTCAAGCGGTTCTTTGTGACCCGTGGTTACTTCCCCAGTGATCTGATCGATAGCCGGACAGGACTGGTTGACAATTGGGCCGATTGGGATGGTGCGGCATCGTCAGCCGTCAACGCGAAGATGTACCTGCGCAGCACGAACGACAACCCCAGCGGCAGCCCAACATGGTCAGCTTGGCAGGAGTTCGTCAATGGCACCTTCAAGGCGCGCGCCTTTCAGTTCAAGGCTGAGCTGACCAGCAGCGACCCGGGCCAGAACATCCTGATCGACGAACTGGGTTATGAGGCCACCTTCCAGCGACGGCAGGATCAAAGCGTTGGCAGCATCGCAAGCGGCGCGGGTGTCAAAACGGTCACCTTCGACAAGCCGTTTTTTACCGGCACGGCCGCGCTGGGTGGCGTAAACAGCAGCCTGCCGAGCGTTGGCATCACCGCGCTGAACATGGCCACCGGCGACTACTTCGTCGTGGGCAGCGTCACCAGCAGCCAGTTCGTGGTGACGTTCCGCAACAGCGGCGGCACCGCGATCGACCGCAACTTCTCGTGGGCGGCTGTCGGTTATGGAAAGGGCGCTTAAGCCCTGCCAGAATCAACCTACTACCTGATCGATCATGGCCCAACACGATTACGTCATCGCCAACGGCACAGGTGCTGCTGTCCGCTCTGACCTGAACAACGCGCTGGCCGCGATCGTCAACCAGAACAGTGGCGCCACAGAACCAGCAACGATGTATGCCTACCAGTGGTGGGCCGATACAACGACTGGGTTGCTCAAGATCCGCAACGCCGCGAATAACGCCTGGGTCACAGTCGGCACACTGGCCAGCGCCAACCTCGGCCTGTTGTCTTCGGGCAGCACTGTCACCGCAGCCCTCGGCAGCGCCAGCACCCCTGGCATTACCTTCACCGGCGACACTAACACCGGCATTTATTCACCTGGCGCAGACCAAGTAGCCATCAGCACTTCAGGGGCTGGCAGGGTGTTTGTTGACTCCTCAGGCCGCGTAGGGATTGGCACTACGAGCCCTGGTAGCGCGCTGGAAGTCTACGCAACTTCTCCTGTAGTAACTGTAAATAGTGCGGCCGCTAATGCATCCAGTATTGTACTTCAGCAAGCGGGTACTACATACGCAAGATTTCGTTTTGATGGCAACAACGTAGACATTGGAAATCTTTATTCAAATGGCGCAACTATTTTTAATGCCGGCAACGCCGAACGCGCTCGCATCGACAGCTCCGGCAGGCTCTTAGTTGGTACGTCTACTGCGCGTAGCAATTTTTATGGAAGCACATTTAGTGCTGCATTGCAGCTTGAAGGTACTGACGCAAATCGGCGTCTTTCCATTACAGGCGCAGATGAAGCTAGTATTGTTCTTCTTGCGCGTCAGAGAAGCGGTTCAACAGGTGGTAACACAATTCTTAATAATGGTGACACCATTGGTATTGTTAACTTTCAGGGCAGCGATGGATCTAAGTTTGTAGAAGCTGCATCTATTCGCGCTGACGTAGATGCTACGCCTGGCACTAACGACATGCCAACCCGCCTAGTGTTCTCCGTTACGAGGGATGGCCAGGCATCGCCAACTGAGGCAGCGCGAATTACTAATCAAGGCGTGATAAATACCCTTTCAGCAGACTCTACAAATACGCTTGCAATCTCGACAACTCAAGGTGCTGGCACGACTGCTCAGTTAATTCAAGGCGCTCATTCTGCATCCACTGTTGGGGGCGGCACTCTTTCATTCCGTGTTTACAGCAACGGAAATGTTCAGAACACAAACAACAGCTATGCCGGTACTTCCGACATCAAGCTAAAAGAAAACATTGTTGATGCCAGTTCCCAGTGGAGCGACATCAAAGCCCTGCAAGTTCGCAAGTACAACTTCAAAGCGGAAACCGGCCAAGAGACCCACACACAAATCGGTTTGGTTGCCCAAGAAGTTGAACTGGTTTCCCCTGGCTTAGTCACCGAATCCCCCGACCGCGACGCAGAAGGTAACGACCTTGGCACCGTCACCAAGAGCGTGAATTACAGCGTTCTCTACATGAAGGCCGTCAAGGCTTTACAGGAAGCAATGGAGCGCATTGAAACCCTTGAGGCCAAAGTTTCTGCTCTTGAGAGCGTGTAGTCCCCTTCACTACTGACCCCGACTACACTCACCCCAACCACACACGATCATGGCCACGACCTTCACCTGGCACATCGCCAACCTGGAACGCGAGACGGCTGACGGGTACGTATATACGGCGCACTACACCGTGGATGCCAAGGACGACGCCTACAGCGCTGGTGCCTATGGCTCTGTTGGACTGGTGCGCCCTGAAGGCAACCTGATCCCGTTTGCTGACCTGACCGAGCCGCAGGTGATCGAGTGGGTCGTAAACGCTCTCGGTAAAGACAAGGCCGCTGAGATCGAAGCCGCTCTGCAGGCCCAACTCGATGAGCAGCGCAGCCCTAGCCGTGCCGCTGGTGTGCCGTGGCAATCTGGCCAGTAAACTGGAGGCATGAGATGATCGCAACCCATGCCCGCGCCTGACGACGTATCGCATGGGGACATCTACCACAAGCTTGGATCGTTAGAAGGCAAGGTCGAGGCGCTGCTGATCAGTATCAGTGAACGCCGCGACGACATCAACAACGTCTTCAGCCGGCTTCGGCAAGTTGAGCATCGCCTGGCTTGGGGCATGGGTGCAGCAGTGATCATCAGTTTGCTGGTGCCGCATGTGATCGGCGCAATGGAGCCACGCATCCAGCTTGGGGCACCAACTCATCACCAGCGCTAGCCTGAGCAAAACGCTGCAGGATGATGGATCGGATCGCTGACTACGTTGCGCTGGCAGTGGCGATCCATGGCGTCGCCTTGGTGGTGGTCAACCTGACGCCAACACCCAAGGACAACGAACGACTCAGCGCGTTGGCGAAGGCTGCTGTTCGTCTTTATCGCGGCATTGAGATCTTGGCTGGTGTTGTGACGCCACTGGTTAAGCGATGAGCAATTCAGCGCCCATCACGCTGCAGCAGCTGTTCAGATTCAACCGAGGGTTGCCGCATCAATTGGCCGCCATCGGCGAGCTGGAGACCGATCTGCGTGACAATGGCTACGCCATCGCCATGCGCCGCGATCGGCCATGGTTTAGCACTTGGAGCCAGGACGGCAAACAGGCCGACCTTGGCGCGGCGTTGCAGCTGATCCAGCAGTTCGAGGGCTTCCAGTTCAACGCCTACCCAGACCCGGCAACCGGCGGCGAGCCGTGGACGATCGGTTGGGGCACGACGCGCTACAGCGACGGCCGCAAGGTGCAGAAGGGCGACAAGACCAACCGCGTCGAGGCCGACATGCTGCTGCGGCAGGAGGTCGATCGGATTGCGGAGAAGCTGCGCACCAGCGTGCCGCATTGGGGCGAGATGGAAGATCACCAAAAGTGCGCGCTGGTGAGCTTCGCCTACAACCTTGGATCAGGGTTCTATGGCGCAGCGGGTTTTGAGACCATCACAGCCAGACTGCGTGAGAAGGACTGGGCCAAGGTGCCCGAGGCGCTGCTGCTGTACCGCAACCCCGGCACCAACGTCGAGGCTGGCCTACGCCGCCGCAGGGAGGCCGAGGGCAAGCTGTGGAGCGGCGGCAAGGCCTCTGAACCTGAACGTGCAGCACCGGCCAAGCTGACTCCCGACAGCCCGTTCTCGGCACGCATCACTCCACACATCACTCTGGGTGAGTTCGCCCTAGGTCAAGAGGCGCGACGGTTTGATCATCAGCATCAGGTTGACACCGCAGCCGAGCTGGCAGCATTTCTTGAGCGCGCCCGTGGTGCATTTGGCAACAAGCCGCTGATCATCACATCGGGTTACAGGCCACCGGCCGTGAATCGTGCTGTTGGCGGTGCTAGCAGCAGCGAGCATCTCTACAACGCGCCTGGTGTCGGTGCCGTCGATTGGTTCATTGAAGGCGTGGACATCTACAAGCTGCAGGACTGGTGCGTTAAGCACTGGCCATACAGCACCGGCCTAGGAGCGCCCAAAGGTTTCATCCACACGGGGATCCGCAAAGGAAGGCCACGCGTGACCTGGCCGTATTAGGCTGCCATCGCTGCAGAAGCGTCTGGCCCGGTGCCGTGAGATCGCCGGGCTTTTTTCATGGATGCCAAGATCGCTGGCGCTTCAGCTGGATCGTTTAGAACGATCAGCCGCCAGGTATCGCAGCCATGGCGCTCAGCCCAGTGCTGCGCGTGTGCTGCAGTTGGGAACGGCCCGACATGCCACAGGCCGATGCGCAGGGCGTAGGTCATGAATGGGATGGCGATGCTGGCGGATCATAGGCATCTGATCCAGTCGCATCCGTTACCGTTGGCCAAGCGGCGATCGTTCGATGCAGGCGTTCCTGATCGAGGTCACTGCCAAGATCGTGTTGCGATCCAACACCGACCCCGACGAGCTGCCGGCTGATCTCTACAGCCGCATCTCAGAGCACATCGGCAACGACGACGACATCCTCGATCTCTGCATCGAGGCAATGCCCCTGCCGCGTGATCTCGGTGGACAAGGCACACATTGATGAGACGCGACTGGTCACCCGGCGGCACGCGCGCGATCAGATCCATCTGGCATGGAACTATGAATGCGCCTACTGCGGTGACGCGCTCGGCCGCAGCCCAACGCTCGACCATGTGGTGCCTAAGGTCCATGGCGGGCTCACAATCCGCGAGAACCTGATCAGCTGCTGTCTGTCGTGCAACAGCCGCAAGGGGCACCGCGCCTGGATCGATTGGTATCGCCAGCAGCCGTTCTGGTCTGCCATGCGCGAGTGGGCGATCGCGCGCTGGGTGGCGGGTGAGTGACCACAGGCACCACAGAAGGGGTATAGTGATCGGGTCGCCAGCGATGGCGGCAATCCACCGCACCTAGACAAATGAATCAACTCACGATCACGCTCCTCGTGCTGGGCGAGCTGTTCGCCAGCGTCAATGACCAGATGCTGGAGGACGCGCTGGCCGCAGTGCTCAGCGAGTGGTTCGTATGAGATGGGGGCTTCGGCCCCCTTTTTTTTGTTTGGCGGTCGGCGCTACCCGCAAGGGCGCGCGCGGTGCTGTAGTGCGGTGCTGCAGCTGCAACCGTATCGGAGGCCGCCCACCATCACGGCAGGATCTTCTTCAGTAGGCAGATCACCAGCGCGCAGATGATCCAGTACATCACCGCCAGGTAGGCAATCACGACAATGGTGCTCATCGCGCCAGCAGGTGGTCGAGATACAGCTCAGCCTGCCACAGATCGCTCGAGTAGCGGCAATAACCCCGCGCGCAGCTGCGGTAATACAGTTCGCCGCCACCAGCAGGTTCGAGTGTTTCGATCCATCCGCCATCGCGGTCGTTACGTCTCACACAAACCGGCTCCCTCATGGCGGCGAATCCAGTCCTTGAGGCTGATCACATACTGCCGCAGGTCTTGGGCCCGCTCGAGGTGCCATCGATCGCCGGTCGCGAAATACAGACCGTTATGCCTGTCGATCGCGTGCAGCAATGAACAGATCAACGGACACCACGGTTCACGGGTTGGCGTCACCCATTCGCGTGGCATGGCTCACTGATCAGGCGTAAACATCGCGCATCGTGCCGCAAATCGGCCGCCAGTCTGCCGCGCTTCAGGAAACTGCAGGTTACAGCGGTTCCGCGTTGCTTCCCATTGCACGCAGTCCCAACACAT